TTACAACCAGTAATTAAAATTTGGGCTGGGCTTCCGCACATATCTTGTGGTGTCCCACGAGTNGTTGTCCCTAAGTCGTTATCAACATGAAACCAGTCGCTTCCTGTAGCAAGAATCAATTTATCGGGACGAGCAGGCAACCATGAAATAATTTCTTCCGTTCTTTCCATCAACCTTGAGCGGGCTTCTTCAAAATTATATGTTACTCCGACTTCATCAATCCACCCACCTTTACCCCAATGAAAGTCAGTAGGGGACATGACAACAGCAAATGGCTCTTTAGCATCCTTGATTTTAAGTTTAGAAACACTTTTTGGTGCTTTTTGTAGGTCGCCAAGCATATTTGCGTAGGTTTCTTCAAAATTAAACCACTTTTCGGCTGCGTCAGAAATCTCTTTCCACTTTTTACGCTCATACTTTTTGTAAATCTCACGACGATTACGCAAAAGTAGGTCGGCAACCAACTCATCATTGTCGCTTTCAGATATTTCTTCATCTGTGTAGGGAAGCATATCGTGAGTCCACCCATGAACCCGACGATAATCTTCAAACCAAACTCGAGGAAAATTAAACTCACGGGCTATTTCATTGATGGTTGCACCTTTGCTTGTCATATTTGAGTAGGCAGATTTCATTGCTCGGTGGTTATCACCAGTAACTACGATGTTATCTCCTGCTGCTTTGATGAATGTAATGTAAGTGTCTGTGCTTTCGTTATAATAAATTGGGCTTTTCTCGTATGAAAGTGTAGGGGATTCAATAAATTCGCCAGTTTTGTTGGCGTTGATGTATCGGTAAATCATCATTTCCCACCCCTTTACATTTCTTTCTGGGTTTGATTTGGCTAATGCACGAGCCATTTTTGTTTTACTCCCGTATTTATCCAAAGGGTATAATCCTAAAAGCGATTCAATCAATGAAAAGTCGTGCGTGTTGTCTACATTCTTCGCCATGTTGGTTGTTAAACCGAATACCGTTATGAACCTTTGGATGAATCTTTTTATTGTTTTGAAAGCATATAGAAAAAATAAATGTGGTTCTGTGCATCATTTAGTCCAATTGTTTATTTTTCCTTATAGGGGGGGCGACAAAATTTACATATCGCCCCACATACTTACAGGGGTTATCCCCATTACTTAAGAAGAAATAATAAAAAATAGACATTTATTACGCAGTAGTGTGTTTATTTCATTTGTGTATAAACAAAACAATAAAACGAGTATCATGGGTGGGTTGAAATACCCTACGGCATATTTGAACAACATGGGAGAGAGGCGTAGGCTGCGGTGGCCGTTCAAAAGAACGGTTGTGGGCCAGGAGCAAACACCTGTTGCTATTGGTGGTCGCAAAGCCAGACCGACTGAAGTATTTGGTGCTTTGACCGATGTTCTAAAGTCCACCGACGATTTAACCCGTTCCGCCCGTTCTCGCTCAACCTATGACGAATACGACCAGACTTTTGACCTATACGATAGCATGGTTAAATTAGACCCCGAATTAAACGGTGCTGTGCGTTCCGTATCATTGACGGCCAACAATTATGTGATAGACTACGAGGGTGCAAAAAACGCACGAATTAGGAATGCAATAAAGGAATTGGTTCATCGGGTTGATTTTGATGATATTTTAATTTCTGCTATGCGAAACCTAATGGTTTATGGAAATGACATGAACAAACTCGTAGGTCGTGCAGGAGAAGGTATTACCCGTGTTCAATCCCTCCCATGCAAACAGATTACAATTATGGATAAGCGAGTAGACAAAAGGGACATTGAATCAAGTGGTTATACGGGACACATTACCGAAGATAACCCAGTTATGAACGCACATTATTATTTATTCCGTGAAAACAAGGTTGATACCCAAGTTTTTGAAGCAAGCGAAGTCTGGCATATTAAAATTGACTATCGCTCTAATTGGTTTAGAGATAGGTTGGGTCGTTGGACTTATGGTATTTGGGGAGCATCCCGCTTTTCAGCATTGAAACAACCTATTCGAGCAAAATACAATTCAATTAACAATCGTGTGGCTTTGGAAGACAGTTTAACAAAACAATACATTACTATTGGTATGGAAGCCGTTGAACACATTCAAGACCCATCCGAACAACAAGAAAGACTAAAAAGCATTATGAACGATGTTGCTAAATTGCTCGAAACGGTTGATGGAGACCAAATCCCTATTCTTCCAAGTTTTGTTGAGATTCACCATGTTGATTTGAAAAATGCTATACCCGACGCATCATCATTCCTTGATTCGGTTAATGCCGATATTGCCGCCGTTCTGCATGTCCCCCGTGTAGCATCGGGCCAAGAACGGGGTTCAACCTTTGCAGCCACCTACAACGCAAATGTATGGGCAGTTTCTGCTATTACTCGATTGCAGGCTGTTCTATCCGAATCTATCCATAAATTATTTTCAAAGCATCTATCCCTTGTAGGAATCCCACACAAACATGGTGATATTCCTAATTTAACATTCCTCCCTATTGATGAGGAAACGCCCCTTAACAGAATGCGTAGAGCAACAATGGGGTATGATAGTGGTTTAATATCAGACGCACAAGCATTACATATTGTTGGTCTACTAAATGATAATAAGCCAAAAAAGTCTTCGCCTAAAAAAGAACCTAAGGGCGAAATGCCTCGAGAAAACTCCACCGAAAATGAATCTAAACCCAAACAGACTGAAGATTCAAATGAGGGAGAATGATGAACACAACATGGGAGCGTTATACTATGGCTAAAAATAAAGACAAGACCTTCAACGACAAAATGGTTTCACGAACCGTTATCCCAGCAATTTATCTTTGGTTACTATCCTGTGCCGCAGTAGTCGGTATGGGTATTTGGAAACCAGCAATTGTTCTTGAAAACCTTGATGGTTTCATTGCACTTATCGCTATTATCGGCGGAACAGCAGGCCCAGCACTTTCAACAGTTCTGCGCATGTGGGAATCCGAACAAACCGTTGAGATTGAAAACATGGGTGTTGAAATGGAACATGAGCGTGTGCGTGATGAAAAAGCCCACGAATACTCTATGGATGCTGACGGTAAATCAGAAGTCCACCGAATGATTCTTGAGAAACAAGAACAAATTCACCGACACGAAGTTGAAAAGCACGACTTGAGTGTAGTAAAAATTGAACCACTACACAAATTAGGGGATGAAGACTTTGAATGATAAAATTAAAATTCACGAAGTAGAGGCACTACAAATGGGTAAGCCTGGAAAAAACGACCCAAGAAAGACCCCCGCTAAACCAAGCGAGCGTCGTAAAGGTTCTAAAAAGAATCCCCCTGGCTCGGCAAAGAAACCCAATAAATCAATTAGTATGAGCAAAGAAACCGAATCCAAGCTTCGTAACATGATGACTGAACATAACAAAAAAGGAAAGGGCTCTAAAGCAAGTTTGGGGATGCTAAAGTCTGCCTTTCGTCGTGGTGCTGGTGCTTTCAGCACAAGCCACGCTCCTAATATGTCAAGAACAGGATGGGGTATTGCTCGAGCAAAAGCCTTCATATATCTCCTGCGAAACGGCAGACCTTCCAATCCAAATTACAAGCAAGACAACGACCTATTGCCTAAATCACACCCAAGAGCAACCGACGAAACTCGCAGGGATGAAGAACAACTCCAAGTTATTGCCAGCATGGAAACCCTCGAGGCTGCCAAGTATGGAGGTAAAACCGTTACCATCAATAAGCCTTTCCGAACACCAGGCGAACGAAAGAAGTTTGGTGTCTATGTCAAAAACCCTGCAGGTAAAGTAGTCATTGTAAGATTTGGCGACCCTAATATGGAAATCAAGCGTGATGACCCAGCACGAAGAAAAAGTTTCCGTGCTCGCCATCAATGCGATACCGCACCTGGCCCTAAGACAAAAGCCCGTTATTGGTCTTGTCGTATGTGGGAAGGCGGTAAATCAGTTACTAAACTCACATCATCAGAACAAGATGTAGAGGCGGGATATGGAATGAAAGACGAAAAAGAAGAAGTTACTGCGGTTAAACCACCTACACCAAAAGGAAGTGAAACCCACGATGAATATATGGAACGATGCACAGGCATGGGTAATAGCAATGATGTTTGTATGTTGGCCCATAAAGGACACACCTTTAAGACCGACGAAAAAGAAGCAGGATACGGAATGTCCCTTAAGAAGAAAGCAGATGTTGAATACATTTACATTGATACCACCATTACAGAAGCAGTAGCCCATGTTCAAGCAAGCGGAAAGTCCGTTGTTAAAATTAGTGGTATTGCCTTCCATGAAGGTCTAAACAAAAACAAATGGCAGATTACTCGTGCTGGTGCAGAAAAACTCCTTGAACAAATGATTGGTGCAGATTTAACATTGAATCATCCCCCCACAAAAGAAAAGGGAATTGGATTTACTCGAAACATGGATGGTGGCGTTAATGATGCCGTCGTAGGAATTGTTCGGGAAGCAACCATTGTTGATATTGCCGACGACAAATACGAAGTCCACTATGTTGCCGAAGTTTCACGAACCGAATTATTCCCCGCTTTAGAGTCGGGCCTATGGACTCGTGGCGACTACGGAGTATCTATCGGCGGCTATGGAATACCTATCGCCACCGCTGAGGATGGAGCCATGACTTTTGAGGCAGATTTCACCTTTGACCACTTAGCAATCGTGCATAAGCCCGCCTATGACCGTGCAAATATCGGTGATGTTGAGCGTGTTGAAGCCAAGGATGAGTTCATATACCAGATGGAGTCTACGGAGAATCATACAAAGGTGAATCCGATGACAGACGAACTCGAAAACATGGCTGCCGAACTCGAAGCTGCACAAGCTGCTTTGATTCTCGCAAACGCAGTTATTGAAGAAAATGAAGCACAACAAGCTGCACTGGCCGAAGAATCACGACTATCCCTTGTCCAGAAAGCAAGCGACCTTGGATTGAAAGGACACGAAGACCTTTCAACCGACACTATCACCTCTTTGATTGCATCGTGGGAATCATCCCGCCCTGTTGAAAAGGAAGTTGTTCTCGCAGAAGCAACCCCAGCATCCGACGAATCCGTTTCCGAAGTTGTTGAAGCATCTTCCGCACCAAAGGAAGTTATCGCAAATTATCTAAATGGTGAAATGGTTGAAACCGACAAGGAGCTTTATGCCCGTGTTTGGAACAGCCTTGCATCATCCCTAAACAGCGGCGTCTCCAAGAATGGCGACGGACACGCTTACACATTCGAGGAAGCCGAAGCAACTGGCCTCCTTAACAACAAAGCATGAGGTGAAAAAATATGGTAGCATTTTCAGGAACAGACCCACGAAACGCAACGCTTAAAGACGCAGAGGTAATCCGAGGAATCGGACGAATTCTCACCGTTGATGGGACGAACAACACATTGACCGAAAACACGGCAACATCTATCTCTATCGGTGTTTCCGCTGGCGAATCCAGTCGAGACGCAGCCCACGCATTTGAAGCATCGGGCGCAACAGTTTCATACTTCCCATTGGGCGGAGTTCTAATGGTTCAATCCGAAGCATCAAAGACCTACACCACAGGATGCCTTGTCTACGCAAAAGCAAACGGCCTTGCATCCCCAACAGCAAATTCCTCAAAGGTTCTTGGAATCTATGTCGGTGAAGGACAAGCAACAGGTAGCGCACTTTTGGCTACGGCAAACAGCACCTCTTTAACCGAGGGCGAACTTATTCCAGTGATGACTGCAGGAGCAGCCACCGCTTGAAACCAATAATGGAGATGAACAATATGGCGAACAAATCACTCGAAGAAGTACTAAACATTCAAGCAGCCTCTGGGCCATTCGGCACAGGAGATGCGGTTATCCAACAAGTCATGCGTGACTTCATTCAATTGGAATCCCTCAGACTATCAATCGGAACAGACCTCGTTGGTGTCCGAAGTGTCCCTTGGCTCGAATACAAGTGGTATACTGCAGGAGTCGGCTCTTTCAGTTACCCAATTGACGACGCAGCTGTTGTTGATGCAACCAAGATTGGAACAAAGTCTTACACGGTTAAACTCGAAAAGGGTCAAGGCCGAACAACCTTCCTTGACACCGTGAAGCTTCGTGGTGAATCCTGGGAGAACATGGACAGGCAACAACTCG